GTAAATTGGCTTTTACCTGTAACGAAATTAAAGTCACCCTTTTCTCCATAGAAGGGTAAACCGCGCATGTGGTCCCTATTCTGGAAGGCAGTCATTGCCCCGGCTGACATATTTTCGTTAATCCTCTTCATTAGAATGATGCTGGATAGTGTCTACTTCTATGACCAAAAACTTTAGCGCTTGCTCCTGCATCTACTGTAGTTCCAGAGCCATTAGTAAACTCATATTTTTGAAGCCAGATATCTAAAATAGGTTCATTAGTAAATCTTGACTTTGGATACTCTACTGCGTTATCGTCGTCATTATCTAATCCCCAAATCTTGATTCCATTAGCGGTTCCAAAGTTTAAAACCTCAATTCTGAATATAGGACCGTGTGCATTACCTACCTTATCAGCAGCCGTTGGTCCACCAACTTGCGCGTACTTTAAGGTTGTTTTTGTTACATCTTGCTGTCTTCGGTCAGTGCTAATCCACACTGGAGAGTAAGATGTTGCTGCGGTTAATTCTAGAATTTCAGTAGGTGTACTTGCGTTCATCTTAGTTAGTTTTTATTTTATTGTGACTCCCCGAATATAACCAGTCCAGTAATCTTTACTTTATAGTCATTTGGGTTTACTATCTTTATTCTATTTATCAATTCAGTTGGGTCGTTTGATTTAGGGTTAGTGAACAACGTGAATAAGTTATATAGTGGATACTTCTTGTATTGTAATGTAGCAACATCTTCGATCCACAGTTCTACACTCTTATCAACTATCGATATTTCTTCTCCATTGTCATCATTGATAGGGTATGTAACCTTTATCAATACACCCCTTGCATAATTTTGACCCTTAGTTAGAGTAGACGCTGGAGATCCAACTGATATGATTTCGTTATCAAAAAGAGTAGATTCTCCAGTTGATATATTTAGATTTATATCTAGGCACGAGTATCCGTCAGATGGAAAGGCGAAATCTCCAAGACAAAAAGATCCTTTGGTATCTGCCCCGTCGACTACTTTGAAACACTTATCTTCAAACAGTTGAAGTATTGCCTGATCTGAATCACAGCAATCACATACGTTATTAATCTTAGGTAGCATTATAGATTGGTTTTTTTGTTTATTTTTTCGCTAGCAATCCATTCATCTGATCTTTTAGGTTTAATTTCAGGCTTTTTAGAGGCCTTAATTAAATTCTTATCTCTCTGCTTTAGAAAGCTTCTATAGTTATCCATTATATCTTCATCTGATATTCCGTCCATAGATCCTTTAGTTTGTCCCCATATATTCAAGGCTTCTCTAAATTCTGCATGATCATACTTTTCTCCACTATTTCTAACATCTTCAACTATCTCTTCTACTTCTTCAGCTTTAGGCTCATCTAAGTCTGACTCTAAATCTGTGAACTTTATGTAGTAATGAAGAGCAGTAAGCGACATAAGAGGAAGTGTTCCCCCTTGAACTATAGCTAAAAGTCTCCGGTGGTCAGTTGCATTCCAATCCTCGAAGAAAGGATATATTAAGTCTACCCATGCTAAAAAATCTGCGCTAGTTATATCAATATCCTTGTATTCAAAGAATATGTTTCCTACAATTTGAATAAAGGTGACCAATCCAAATAGAAACCAGATGGATGCTCGGTTTATTTTAATTGTCGCAGCAGCAACCGAAGAAAGGGCAAATATTTCTATCGCGATTGATAGGTATACTGCCCAGCTAATTGGATTACCAAGATCATACCAGCTCACAACGTGGCTGATCGACATTATTACTACTAATAATATCGGGAGCAAAAAAGTATTTCGTATTACAACATTTTTATTGTTCTTAATCCAGTTAATCATTAGATTCAATCTTGTTCTTTATCTGAGATAGACTAGTTTTGCCTCTATCTAAATCATCTTCATATATAAGATAATTCAGCATTACACGCTCCATCTCATCCTTCAGCTCTTTTTTGGTGAAGGTTTTTTCCTTTAAAGCGTTAATTTCGCTATTTAAGGAATCAATTGCCACGTGCACGTCGTCAACATTATTGTTAATCTTAGAAACCTTTTTAGACGTACATCCTTTACCTAGGAATAGAAAAAAGAACACGATTGCAAGAATTTGCCATGCCCACTTTTTCACGTTATCAACTAATTTCATAATAATGACTTTTTATTATTTATCTTTAAAATACCAACGCAATCACCGATAACATGATTCCTATGACAACAGAAAAATAAGCTAAGGAGTAATAAAACTGGTTCTTTGAGTATCCTTTATCAGAGAATTTTATTTGAACTATGTATCCATAGAATTCTTCGGTTCTAACTCGATCATAATCAGCGATAACCGAGTCTAGAACCGATTCCTTCTGTAAAAAATCAGTGTATTTTCTCATTTTATCCGAGATAAACTTGAGCTCGGCTGATTCCTGAGTAGATTCATCATAGATCAGAAGTTCAGGATTAAGATTAATCCCGACGTAGAGAAAGTCTTTTTCTCTTTTTAGACCTATAGCCTCGAGCTTTCCTTCTTCTTCCAGTGATTTTATGATCTGAGAATACTTTCTCTTATTTTTTAGAATTCTCAGAGATTTAGAAATAGTCTTTACTATTCTAGATGGATATAAGTAGTCTTTAATGTTCATATCTTAAATAAATGATTTAGCACTTCTTTTAGATTTGGATTTTCCTTGATCACCTTTGTTTTGATGTCAGATCTAATCTTTCGAAGCTTTGTTTTGATTGTATTCTCGTTGATATCATATTTAACTGCAATTGATTTTACTCGATCATTATTTATCATCTTATCAATCGCGATGCCCTTTAGCGTTGGATCCTCTATCTTATAGATTTCGGCAATCGTAATTTCATACAGAGCGTCAAATTCTTCCTCAAATCCTCCAACTTCTTCAGTTGTGAATCCGGCAAAACCATCATACATATCGTCAAGACTAACTCCACTGTCCTTCTTCTTTTTATGTAAGTAGAAGAGGGTCTCATTTCTTGCTATACTGTAGACCCAAGTAGTGAACTTAGCCCTACTTGGGTCAAACTTTTCAACGTTATTAAATATCTTCTTAAAGGACCACTGTAGGGCTTCAGACGTATCGTCATCGTTTTTACAGATGGACCATATGTAATACCTAAGCTTTGGATAAACTAAGCCAGCAAGCTCGTTTCTTTGACGTTCAGTTATAGTTTTTTGATGTAGTCCGATTGCGATTTCCTGAATTCTTTCATTGATTATTTGGTTAGGTGTCTTATTGGATATCATATTCTATTGGTTGCTTATCTTTTAATTGGTTTATTATGTCTACACACTCTTGGCACTTCTCATACTCTTCGATTAATTCAAAGAATGAGATGCATTTTTCAAGGCTTGGAACAAACTTTTCTCGGTTGAGATTTACCGAATAGTCAATGTCCTTTGTTGAAATGCTAATGACTCCAATATTGTCACTAGATGGATTTTTGTAATTTTCGCGGATGGAATAGAGAACCTGATTGTAGATATCTTCTTCGTGTGTCTTAAAGATGTCGTCCAGTGTCTCTCCGCCGGTAGAATGTATCTTCTTCATTGCTGGCATAGGATTAACGTTGTTATACAAATATAATACTTAAAACAATGTTAAGATTTAAAAAATTTAGATCTTATTTTTTCTATTTGATCTAGTGTGTCTATGTCGAATACGTTTTTGGAATGATTTTTAGCCCCTGGGCCAAATGCTTTAGGTGAATTCATCCTTCTAATTTCATCAAAATCAAACCCCGAGCCTCTTCCATCTCCCCTACTTAAGCTGAATACTCTTTCTTCTACTTCTTTAGAATACTCATCTCCCATTCTTTCGTAGGTCTCAACTGCTATTTCCCAAAACTGACTTGACTCGAATATTGAAGACATGTTAACGGACGTCATGGCTAAATCGTCATTTCCGTTTTGTCCTCGATATACTCCGCCTGTAGATTTTCCAAAAGATCCAAGCTCGGATATTGTGTACTCGTCATTTGGAATAATTCTATTAATAGAAACTAAGTATTTAAATTTTTCGCAATATTTAATTTTATTAGTTGGCCCTAGACGTAAGCCAGGCTTAAAGGAAACGGCAGCCTGGGTATGCTTAGTGTATATTATTTGACCTGGCCAATATTGATCATTTTCTCTAAATTGATTTAATAGTATGTCACCCTTATGATTCAATTCGAGCACAATTCTAGTATTGTCTGGATTGAATACATTATAGATTATGTTTTCACATGCTATAGTAAACTGATTTATGTCCAATTGGTTTGATCTTAGATATCCAATTTGCACAAGCGATATTGCGTCTACCTCGTTTTTAACAACTTCCTTCTTTTTAACTAATTCACCTACTGGAAGTGCTACAGTCTTGTATATGTTTAGGACTGAATAATCTGCTCCAATTCCGTCAGCGGTGTCTATGCTAAATACGTAAATGGACTCATCGCTTTTAAATTGATCTACCGTCCAATTCGAATACTTTTTATGAAAGAAAATATATTCATTAAAATAGAACATTTCCTCATTTAAAAATATATTATTATTAACGTATTCTTGTTTAATAATATCTAGTTTTCTTAGGTCTTTAGAGTTCAACAATAATTTATCAGAAGAATGGAACTGAAGTCCGTATTCCTGGTTAAAATCTTCAACCGATCCAAGGTCTGCAATTTTCTGTTTTTTCCAATCCTCATCTCTTCCTGGAATCTGCCACCAGTCTACTCGAATTGGATAATAACTAGATTCCCTATTTACTGCATCCTTCCAAATTTCCCAGAATTTATTTTTTCCATTTGGTGTAGATGTTATTATGATTCTCCCGTTCGGGTCAGCTGTAACTGTAGGGAATATTGCCCTGTAAAAATCGTCTAGGTTAGCATCATTAATGTGAGCAAACTCGTCGATGTAAAGTAAGTTAACCGTTAAACCAATACCTGATTTCTTAGTTGTTGTTCTACCAACCAGTCTACTATTAGAATCAAATTTGATATTACTTTGATTAATAGTATCAATTCCAGGTTTCATGTAAAAAGGAAGACCTTCAAGG